TCACAGTTTCCGCTCCATCGCCTCGACCGCCGATTGTTGGTAGTCGGGGTGGTGGTGCCAGTAGACGCGCTGCAAGGTGTCGATGCTTACGCCAAAATAGCCGCATACGTCCGCCGGACGCGCCCCGCGCTGCATTGCCCATGTGATCGCAGAATGGCGCAGAGAGTGAGGCGTAGCTGGGGCAATCTGGGCTTCTTTGATCGCCGTCGCCCATGCCGTCTTGATGCTTCCCACGCGCTGCCCCTCGATCTCGACAACGTACCTTGCGCCATTGGCTTCCCACCGGCGAAGGTGCGCCAGCAGTTGACGCGGTAGTCTTGCCGCAGGGGTCCGCTTCTTCGTCTCAGCTTGTCCCTCGCCGCGCCTGGTCATCATGCCGGTTTGCGTATCCACCCAGCCGCCTTCGGTGTTCGGAATATACCGCATTTTAAGGATCGCGGTTTTGCGGGTGCCGGTGTAGAGCGCCACGAGGATAAAGCGGGCAAGGTGCTTTGCCTTCGGATTGCGCCATGCAGCCCAAACCAGTTTCGCGGCTTCGGATCTGGTCAACCAGCGGTCTTTTGCTTCGGGCTTGCGCGGCATTGCAACGAGAGGCGGGTTCAGTAGGTATCCTTCCCTTGCGCAATGGTTCAGCGCAGCTTGCAGAATGCCCAATTCCTTGCGGATTGTTCCCGTGGCTCGATTGCGTGTGATGCCATAGCGACGGCATGTTTCCCCGGTCACAGCAGAGATAGGCAGATCGCCCCAGAATGGCACAAGTGCGCTGATACCGTAGGCGATGCGCGTCGGGTCCGCGACGTGCGGTGCGTGCTCTTCGCCATAGATGCAAAGAGCCTCAGCCACGGTCATCCCTTCCGGCGTAGCTGGGCCACTTGGGCGGTCTCTTTCCGCGATGTAGCGGGAGAGCGCCGCTTCAGCCTCTCGGAGATTTCGAGTGCCCGTTGACTTGTCGCCCCGTCCGGTGTCGCGGATAAGGTAGACGCCGGTGTCTTTGCGACGGTAGAGGCGCGGTCCTTTGGCGTGTTGCGGCATAGTTGAATCAACTCCGGTAAGTCATTGGGGCAGATCCGCTTGGACTTCGCGCCCATGCAGATCAAAAAGCCATGTTCTTCAGCAGCACTACGCAAGGCTTGCTTGGGAACGCCGAGCATCTTAGCCGCTTCTTCGATCTTCAGGAGTGGTTGTAGGTTTGACACTCTAGCCCCCCATATCCATGCCGATGCGCTTTTGACGTTCGCGCTCATGCTTTTCGAACAGTTCAAGGTATCGCTCGCCACCTCGATACCCCTCGCCGACAATCACCAGTTCATCGCCTTCGATTGCACTACCTTCCATTTCCAACAGTTCGTCGGTTTCATCTTCGGTCAGCCCGACATAGACCCAACGCCCCGAATTGGACTTCTCCCAAGAGCGATTTCCGCCGTTGGGGCCATACCAGTTCGGTTCCGGCTTGGGGTCTGGCACTGAGAAATCTGGCACATCTTCGTCATTGATAATTGCCTCTAGCTGCATCTTCACTTGGTCTATGAGGCGGTCAACGTCCAAGAGGTGCACGGCAACGGGTAGCTTTGGCTCTTCGCCCATTTCGTTGAATAGGCGGATCACGGTCCAGTCTTCGCCGTCTTGCGTGGGGTAGGTGGCAAGCATCATCCCCGTTTGAAGGTTTCCGCCGGGCAAGTTTCGCCAATGAGCGCGTCTTTCTACGTCATCAGCTAGAAGTCTAGAAAACCTCTGGGGAAAGCCAATCCGGGTCATCGCGTAGGCTGCAGCAATCATTAAAACTTGCCCACCAGTGAAAACGCGGCGTCGTCCTGTGCCCGGATTCGCATGGGGGCCAGTTAAACGAACCAGACCCCTCTTGGGATTGACGAAGTGTTCTAACGCCTTCGGTGTCGCACCAGTAATCTTGCAAACATCTGCAACCAAAAACTGCGGGTGCGTCCAAATATGGTTTGCGTCCATTAGGTTGATTTCTTCGTCGCTCATCTCAAACCCCATTGCGTGGTGAGGTTGTAACACCATGTCATGGGGTATGTAAAGCCCCTTGCTATGGGGTTCCGGATCAAGCCACCATTTTCCGCGCCCGATCCAGCATGACGCCCATCAGCGTATTCACGTCGCGCACGCTATCATCCGCCGATGCCATGCAGAGTTGCAGAGACATTTCCTTGACCGTGCTGGGGTAAAACCTCACATCGGTGCACCTTGGAGCCTTTTTAACGCCGTTTGCCTGTTGCAGAAAATGCGAAGTAATTAAGACAACCATTGCAAATAAGCGTTGCAATGCTCACACTTGCGCAGCGTTTTTTTAAAAGCAGCACACTACACTAATTTTGGAATTAAATTGAGGGAAATCATGGATTTATCTCGAAAGTGGACACCGGCTTTAAGTAAAGAAGCTTTTGTTCGAGGCGATTTATCAGAAGAATTTTGGCGACACTTTATGGCGATCATTAAGGTGGCGCACCAAGTGAATCATTGGATTGAGGAAGAGAGGTCAAACAGGCGCAACAAATTTGAGCAGGAGCGTGCGGAAGCAGAGCAAGAGATTTTCAACCATAGGCATATTTTTGCGATGGAGTTTAAAGAGCTTTTTGAGTCCGCAACCACCCAACAGGAGCACGATTTGGTCAAAGAAATATTGCAACGGTCTCTGTTTAAACCGTTCCATGCTGCTGGCTGGGAGAATGTACAGCTTGATTTTCTTCGGATAGAAAAATTCGAAGGCAGGATTTAACGTAATGCGCCGCGCCTAGCAAGAAAGGATCTAGGCCGCGCACTCTCAGGGTTTTCCCACTCACTGAGTAACGGGGTTGTTTTCGGCTAACTACCATGAACAGCCGAGGCACAACCTGCCTTGTCTCTTCACCAGTCCACCAGCTTCAGCACGGGGGCAGGATCTACGCCCGCCTCTTTGGCCGCAGCTAGGGCTTGAACCAGACCCGACGCCGCCCGCGCCCGTCCGCCCGCGTCGAACGCCTGTAGAGGACGTGTGACGTCTAAAACGATAGGTGCCGCCAGCTTGTCCGAGCATTCCTCAGCGATGCCCTCAGCAATCGGTTGCAAGGTCCATTGCGCCAAGTGTCTTTGGGCTTCGCGTACCATTGGCCCCGTGGTCGCCTTGTTGTTCAGTCCGGGCAGGATGCCAAAGGCCGCGTTGATCTGGTCCCGTGCCTGATCAAGCGTTTTGTCCATAAGGGCTTTGCTGAGATCCGGCGTTAGATCGTTCGCTTTCCAGTCTTGCGCCGGTGCCGGTCCGCCCGCCGCCTGCACTTGGATGGATTCGCGCACCAGTACCCGCCCGCGTGACCCTCGAAAGCCCCGCGCAATGTCGGCCAGATCCGTTTCGGGTGTCTCAGGCATTGGCACAATCGAAGAGCCAAGGGGTGCGTCCCCGTAGACCTCGACCAAAGCCCGCTCGATGACTTCCAGCAGATCCGCCGATAGGCTCGACCGTTTGAGCGGTGACGTTCCAAACCACGGTTGCAGAGCATCCGCCCCGATCCGAAAATGTAGAACCTCGCCAGCTAGGGCGGTGACACTCTTCGCGCCGCTGATCTCGGGCAGGCTCAGGCGGTAGGCCGTGGGTCTGGCATTGCGGGTGGACAAGTCCCAATCAGAGGCAGGCACAAGGCCCTCTTCCCCGATGTAGAAAACCGCCTCGCCGCGCAGCGCCAACATGCGCCCGGTGATTGCCAGCGTTCGCTTGCTGAGAATGTCGGTGCCTTCCACGTCCGCGACCGATAGGCCGTTTTCCCAGAGGCTCACAGCCGCTTGCACGGTCGAAGTGAGTTCGGCCCGCCCGTCGATGCCGGTGATATAGGCGGTTCGGGCTTGCATCATTTGCGCGGTGTATCCGGTGTTGGATGCCGCCCGCGTTTCAGTCTTTCGCTTGAATGGCCACATTATTTGAGCCTCCGATATGGGCGCAGCAGATCCGCCGCCCCGCTGTTTTGCAGCGCCTTGGCCATGTGCCCGGCATTGCGCGAATAGCTTTCTTGGATCGCCCCGCCCATGTTCACGCTGTAGTTGGACACGCCCGCCCGATCGTCAGTATCGGCCATGTACTCAGCAAGCCGCCGGAACGCCTCAGAGACAGCCGCAGGCACGTCCCCGCCGCCTACGGTGCCAGTGAACCGATAAGGCCCCTCAGCGGTCAGCCTGTAGCCGCCGTAGGGCGATGCGTAGACGGTGGTTGCCTCTTCCCATGCCTCGCCGTTCCACACGTCCTCGCCGGTGATTTCCAGAGGCCCCAGAGGTGGACACCAATCGCCAGCGCCTTCCACGATCCAGACCACTTGCCGCGCCGTCCAGCGCCACGAACAATAGGCTTCGATGCGTTGCCAGATCGCATCAGGGTCCAGCGCCGCCGCCGCAGATGACAGGCCCGCCGGTGCCGCCGGATAGCTTGCCGGGATTGCTTCGGTTTCTTTGCGTAGGTCCGTCATGTCATGCCCTCCATCGGCTCAGGGTGCGTTGGTAGCCGGTGCCAAGCCCATCGGGTTGCAGGTCTGGAACCCAATTCCGCGCCTCGATTTGGGCAGAGGGATAAGCCGGTTTGGTTACGGCGCTGATCTCGATCAGGGTGGCCGTGCGAACCGAGCGCATGACGCCCCCGCCGGAACGCCTCACAACGTCGCCGCCCTGAGGGACACGAAAGCCCGGTGAGATGCCGCCGACCAGTCCAGAGGCCAGAGTGCCCAGAAAGTCTTGGACATAGCCCACAGAGCGCATTTCCGGCGCTAGGGTGGCTTCGAACGTCAAGGCGTCGTCGCTATCCTCTAGGACCAGAGAACCGGCCCCACGGGACGCCAGAGGCTTGTTCATGTCGTGATGCACCAGCAAGTGAACGTCCGCGCCATCAGCGACAGAGGCCCCGAATGCCCGTGCTTCGAATACTTCCATACGCCGTTCCCGACCGTCGCTAAGGACAGTCGGGTTTGCGTAGGGAAAGCGGCCCCTGAGAACGGTGGAACCGTCCGCAGAGGTACGGACTTCAAGCCCGCCTTTAGAGCCGCCCCAGAGCATTACGCAGCCGCCAAGCCGGTAAGGATGCGGGTTTGCAGGCCGCGCGGTGCGGTATAGTCCGCAGTCACAAGGCCGGTGAGAACCAGCGAACCTTGGCCAGCTTTAGTGAACGGATCTCGGATCAAGTCCACGCCGCCATAGATGCCGAGGTAGCCGGGGGCAACGCCCTGGACAGTTGCCGTCATCACCGCCGACGCCGCCGGAATCACGTTGCTTACCGCAGGGGTGCCAACATGCTTGGTCAGGCGGTCCCATTCCGAAACAGCGGTGCCGTCGATCAGAGAATTATCCAGATCCGCCCAGATTTCAGGCGTGATAGCCAGATTGACTTGGCTTGCCGAGGTAATCGCATTGGCTTCCATAAAGGCCACGACCTCAGCACGGAATGCCGACCACGATGCAAGAATGCCGATAGCGGTGGATGCGATGCCGTAGGTCGCCGCGCCCGGAATGATACCGAGGGGTTGCCCGTCCGCGCCGGTGCCGTTGACAACCACACGGTCAAGTTCGGTGGCAATCGCTGCATTCAGATCGCGCCGAATGGATTGTTCCAGACCTTCGCCCGCTTGTTTCAGCGATTTACGGCTGATCACCATTTGAGCGCCGCCGGTGTAGTCAGGCGACAGGCTACGCTCAGTTGTGGCGTATTTCGCAGCCGCGCCCACGTTGGCCAGTTCGCCGTCCGCCCATCCGAAAACCGCGCCCGATGTTGCGACAGGGAAGGCCAGTTCGCCGCGTGCAATGCCGATGCGTTGAACGCCGAGGCTACCCGCTACCGAGTTCGGGAAGATACGGTCAATCGTGGGGCGGATGGTCTGGGGGTTGATCTGATCCGCCGCCACGGTTTCACCGGCACGGGTTTCCAGAGCGGCCATAGGAACGGGGATGCCTTGGTAACCGCCAGCGGCCCGCATTTCGTCCACGATCTCTTTGGTTGCGCCGTTGATCGCGGTGCCTTCGTCCAGAGCCATTGCGACTTGGCGCAGTTCAAAGCGGCCCATCATGTCGCGCCATTCGGACTCGGAACGGGTTTCCAGTTCGGCCCCAGCTTCGCGGCGTTGTTCGTCCTCAGAGATCAGAGCCGCCCGATATTGAACCTCTTTGGCGCGATACTCCGCGTCTAGGTCGGTCATCTTGCGCACTTCGTCCTCAGACGGGTTTGCGATATTCGCCAGTTCGGCCAGATTTTGGCGGATCTCAGAGCGGCGCAGTTCCAGTTTCTTAGATGCAAGCATGTTATTTCCTCATTGCTCGAAGGGGTTTCGCTGCATGTCCCGCAGCAGGTCGCGCCACGCTTGGCGCTTTGGGGTCAGAGGCTTATGTCCAACCTCAATTCGTGTTTTGCGCGTGTGACAGGCACCGCACAGAATTTGTAAATTGTTCAGCGTGTAAGCGAGTTCGGGGTGCGTCCGAACGGGCTTGATATGGTCGCATTCCAGCCGCTTATGCGTGCCGCACTGGACGCAGGCCCAACCGTCGCGGTCTAGCGCCTGCATCCGCAGAGCCTTCCAACGCGGCCCGCGTGTGACCTTGGCAGAGTGCCGGATATGCTCTTTGCGCTTACTCATCGCGCACCTGCATTTCCCAGAAGATCACCTCGCCAGCCGGTGCCAGCGGTGACACTCGGATGGTTCGGTATTCGGTGCCGTCGATCAGCAGCTTGTCCGAGGTGGTCGGTTCAATGGTCAGCCCATCAGCCGCCACGAAAATCCGTTGATCACCCACGCCGAGCAAGCCGCCCGCCACCAGCTGCAATTCGATTGCATAGGCCGCAGAGAGGATCTTGACCGGGTGCGTTGTCGGTTCGCCGTATGTGATGCCGCCGTATTCGTCGCGCACCTCTTCGCCCGGTCGCAGGATCTCAGCCGCTTGGCCGTGCTTTGTGATCAGGCGGGAAGCGATTTGTTTCAGCCCCATGCCAGTCTCCCTTTGCTTAGAGTTGGTGCGCGGCGCATTCGGACGCCTTGCGCTACCGCGATGACAGTTGCCGCCGCCGCGTCGATCCGGCCCGTAGAGCGGCCCTTTGCCAGCTTGTGATTGCCCGCCGGATCAACCAGCGTGATTGCGTCCGCGAAGGCAGAGCGCAGCAGCAGGGACGGAAGGGTTTGCACGTCGCCCTCGAAAACCGCCCGCCGCATCCGTTCGCAGTCCTCAGAGCCGTCTTGCCAGCCAAAGCCGCGATAGATCATCGGGACTCGATCAAGGCCCGCTTCGCGCAGGGCTTCGACAAACTCTGCATGTCGGAACCTATCGCCCACGATTGCCGCCGGTGCTTGGCCGTCTAGCTTGGCCACCACGTCAGAGAGGAAACGGGCAACGGGAACGGTGGTATCCCCCATCGTCACCAGTTCGCCACGGTCGCGCATTTCGATGTAACGCCCGGACACGCCGTCAGACTGGCCACGATCTTCCAAGCCCGGATTGCAGGGGAAGGCCCCGAAACATTCCAAGCGGCCCGTATCTGGCCAGTAGAGCGCCGCCGCCGACATTGAACGAGATCCGCCGAGATCCACGCCGAGAACAACCGGCCCTTGGCGTTCGGGCAGGTCATCCGGTGACACCTCGCAGCCAAGCCATTCGTCCACGGTCAGCAGGACGGAACGGTCATCAGCCGCGACCCGTTGGTTAAGATTCAGGTTGCGGAAACTGGACAGCGCAGAGCCGCCCCGTGCCATCGCGCGTTTTGCCTGAGCCATGAGCCATTCAGGGCTTGGGCCGATGCCCTCTTTAGAGCCGGGGTTTGCAATCAGGTGCGCCGCCGGATCATCAGGGGCAAAGGCAATGTCAGGGCGATGCTCTTGAACGTATGTTCCCGGCGGTGGCTCATCCATCCAGCGGGAAAAGGTGTTCGCGTCATCAGGTGCCGAGGTGCTGATAATCAGCGCCTTGCCGTCGCGCTTGCCGAGGCCCGACAGGATCGCGTTTTCTAGGTTGTCGCCTTTCTCGCGTTCCCATGCGGCCCGCTCATCAAGAATGGCAAGCGTTGGTGCGCCGCCTAGAATTGACTTGCCGTCCGCCGCGATAACACGCGCCAGCCCGCCGCCGTTCATGTCGGTTTCGACTTCAAGCTTAGAGCCGCGCCGGATCGTGAATTGCTCTTGCTCTTCTTCGGGCAAGCCTTCGATGTACCCAACCAGAAACCCGAACGCAGTCTTTGCCTGATCGCGGTTACGTGCTGCGAAGAGGATCTCTCGCTTTGGCTGGGGCGCAATCTCGCCCATCAGGTGGCCCAATGCCAGACCAGCAGACAGAGCCGTCTTTGCGTTGCCGCGTCCGATGCTCAGCACGCCGACCTCGATGCCCTTGGCAAAGGCCCCGCGCACAAAGTCTTTCTGATAACTCGCCAGCTTGACGTTCCGGCCAGCTAGACGCCCTTCTGGAACGATCAGCTTGGGAAGGAAACGCAGAGCCGCAGCCGCTTCTTTCGATGCCCTCACCATGATTTTTCCCCCGATTTTTTTTCAGGGTTTGGGAGAGAGAGAAGAACAGTTGAGCCGCCGGTTACACCCACGCTTTTAAACGGGGGCATTGGGACCAGATCAAAGCCCCTTCTAAGCCCTTCTTTGCCTTCATTCGTCATCAGTCCGCGCAGCAGTTCAGCCAGATCACAGGACAGGCGCAGCCAGCGCCCGGCGATAGGCGGAATGCAGTGAACGGGTGAAGCGGTGAGGATGGTGAGGGTATTTCCCATAACTTCCCCACGGGCATACGTTCCTATATATATCAGTGACTTAGATGCATTCCCAAGTTGTGATAGAAATTGCCTCACCATCCTCACTATCCTCACCATCATCACCCGACCCTCACCGCATCCTCACCCGGCACATACCGGGCAGCGCCTTTGGCGGGTCCAGAGGTGACACGGCCAGCGCGTTCCCATCCGAGAGCAACCAATTCTTGGGTGACACGACGTGCTAGTAGAGGCGTCATTTCCGAGGACAGCACGCCCATTTCCCCCAGCACTTGCTTTGCAGTGACCTCCGCTTTGCCTTGGACGGCTTGCGCGATGTCGGCCCGCCACGGGTCATCAGGACGCCGCTCAGCCGCTTCCGCTTGCGCTTGTTGGGCAATCTCACCTTCTAGCCACCAGCGTTCCCCAGCACGGTAGAGCGTCACAGCCTCAGCCCAGATCTGATCGCGGTCCCGCTCGATGGCGTCCACGTCGATTGCCCCGACCTTCACAGGCCAGAAACGCCGACCGCCGGTTTCATCGCGTTGCCAATCGTCTTTGTTGGTGGTGCCGGCGAAGATACAGCGCCGAGGTTCGGACACCTCTTCACGGCCATATGCAGGACGGTAGGTTTCGACTTGGCGGGTCAGGAACGCTTTGATTGCGTCCACCTCTTTCCGCATGGCTTCCAGTTCGCCAACCTCAATGATCCAGCGGCCCCGCAGGTACGATTGCGCGTCGTTGGTGCCCATCTGGGGCAGTGAGTCCGAGAACCAATCTTCACCAGCCAGAGCGGCCAGCGCAGAGGACTTGCGCCGCCCTTGCGCCCCTTCCAGAACAAGCATGTGATCCGCTTTGCATCCGGGCTTGAACCCACGCGCCACAGCCGAAATGCACCAGCGTAGACCGATCTCAGAGATATAGGGGGTTTGCTCCGCGCCACAGTAGGCGGTTAGCCACGAGGCAAGCCGAGGTGTTCCGTCCCATTGCAGCCCGTTCAGATAGTCCTTGAGGGGGTCAAACGATTGATGACGGCACACCTTGCGAAGAGCATTGATTACGATCTCCATCGTCGCACGAGGAAAGCCGTTGCGATTGAACCAGAGTTGCGCCGCCGTGTAATCGTCATCCTCGATAGGGCGGGGGTAGGTGCCGCCCCCTTGTCCGGGAATGGCCCGCAGCAGAACGCGCCGAGAGGTAAACTCATTGTAGGCCAGCACGCCGCGCCAATCGCTGTGATCGCTCAGCAGCGTGACAGCGTTCGCCATGTTCCAGATAGGCCGCTCTTTATCGTCTCGGATCAACTCTAGATCGTTGTGGCGATAGGTCAGGCCAGAGGGGCTTTTGCGTGAAGTCTTTTGCTCTTCGTCCTTGGGGTATGGATATGAATCCACCCAATGAAGCCACGCGTTCGGATCTTGATAGGGGCGTCGTTGGTACGTCAT